ACCTTATCCTGGTGATCCAACAAAAAGACCACCGGTTAAGGCCATTGAAAATTGGTTGCGCATCAAACCTATCAAGCTACGTAATAAGCAGGGTTCATTCATCAAAGCAACGGAAAGCAATATCAAATCAGCAGCATTTGCCATTGCAAAGAGCATAGGTGAAAAGGGTATTGAAGGTATACACTACTACCGCGAAGCAATAGATGATACATGGGAAGAGTACAAAGAACGCCTAATGGCTATATATGCAAAAGACATTGAGACAAGGTTATTACTGAACAAAAGAACACGTAAAAAATAATGGCTATATCAATCGAAGACCAGCCCTACACATGGGCACCGCGAGGTCAAAAGTTAATGATAATTGCATCAAGTACCGAAACAGGGCAGAATGGTTTTCGCTATGGTGTGACCATTAATAACGCTACAACGGGACAATCGTTTGATTTTTATATTGCATCTTCACCTGATGATCGTATGTATTTTGACATGCAGCCACTGATTCAGTTGTGGAATAAGGAAGAAAAGTACATGCATAGCAAAGCATTGTATACATCATATGATGATAGTGCAAATGCTCTTAATGAAATAACATTTTCAATATCGGAGTGGTGGATAGTTGCAGGTGTGTTGATATTAAATAGTGGCAGCGAAGTGAATGGTGCTGCAATAGCCGTTGTAAATGGTTATTATCAGGTCACGGATGGATACCAAGTATTTGCTGATACTGCTGCATATAACAAAGGATATGCATTATCAGATACAAATGCACGCGCAATGAGTGATAGACTACCATCTACGCATCTTAATAGATATCTCCCTGGATGGAATGCCAATAATATTTTTATACCAGTCCGTGAACAGGATTATGGATTGTTATACATACCTGGCAATTCTGATTATTTAGCAACTAATGATGTATATCAATATCGAGTTATTATTTATGATAGCACTTATGATTCAAATGTTGGCAGTTTTGTAACCTTAGATAGTTATGATATTGAAGGATTACCAGTATATCCTGCAAACATTAATGCAGAAGCAGGATATGATGCACGTCCTGCTGATTATCCGGGATGGAAGTATTATGTCATCAATATAAAAAACAGTGCCGGTGATAAACATTCCATTAATTACATATTCTACAATGCGTGCGAGTTCAACATGTGTGACTGTATATTTGAGAATATACGTCTTGGGTGGGTGAATAGCCGCAGCGGATGGGACTATTTTAACTTCAATAAGCGCAGTGAGTTTACCAATGAGATTGAGCGAAAGACATATCGAAAGGTATTACTCAATAACACACCAACAGTGTTCGCTCCATTTGACCGCGGTCTGAAGCAACGGCAGAACATTGTTAATCGTGTGTTGACTATTAACAGCGACTACATACAAAAGGGAGAATTTGAATTGCTGCGTGGATTATTTGTATCCAATCAAGTGCACTGGCTACAGGATGATGGCACATTCATACCTGTGAACATTGATGACACATCATATACTGAAAAGAACACAGCTGATGGCAAGCTTTACAACGTGACATTGAAACTAAGAATGGCTAACGAATACTGGACATAACATGAACGGAGAAGTACAACTTATAGTTACATCGGGTGCAACTGCATATGTGCCATATGGTACTTGGCAAACAAATAATGTTTGGACTGGGCAAACATCTTGGAACATTAATGCTGTTCAATTTTCAGGTGTGCCACCCTATTCTGTATTTGCTGTAGGTACTATTTTAACAGGCCCGAATATTGGTGGAAATGTTGAAAGTTGCGTAGTAACATCATTTGATTCATTCACCGGAGATATTACTACTGATGTTGGTTTAGATTATTCAAATATCTCTCCTGCGCCCGTAACTATTTTACTTAGCATTGATACATACACAAGCACTTTTAAAGAATCTTTTCTTGATTTATTTGAGAATGAAAGCATAAGCCAAAATTGGAAGTTCCAAGACCTTAATAACTTCACATCTCAAGGTGCATTTAGTCGTGAATTCCGAATACCATACACAGACAATAACCAGTTAGCACTTGGTGCCTTGTTTGATGTGAATGTAAATGCAGGTGCGCAAAACTACTTTCATTATAAACTACCTGCGGAAATTCGTGTTGATACACTACCTATTGCATCCGGTTACTTACGTGTGCGCAAAGTATACCGCCAACTGAACAAAATCAACGAGATTGAACTGGCATTCTATGCTGAAACACCTGACCTTGTGCGCAACATAGGTGATAAAACTTTAGCGGATATAGCAGCATTAAACGATTTAACTGAACAGATTAATTATGATAATGTAACTTCTGCTAATGGTGAACGCATTTGGACTTTGTGTGATCGCGGGCAACGATGGAGTGAAGGTGGTGAAGTAAACACACGCTCGGTGATGAATACTTCTTATCCAGTATATGCATCCGACCTAACACCTGCATTGAATTGGCAGTGGTTATTTCATAAAATCATAGAAGAAGCAGGCTTTGAATTTGTAGGCAGTACATTAGATGGTATTCTTTCGGATTATTGGATGCCTTGGTGCAACTCGCAAGTATTAAAGACCAGTGCTACTGGTAATCAATTTCTATTCACTGCGCAAAACAGTGCAACATTCACCAATCCTGATGGTCAATTCAACCTCTTCTTAGCTAATACGGTTGTATTTGATAATAATGGTGACTACAATAATAGCACCTACACATATACAGCACCTGTTGCAGGGCAATTCACATTCGGTATATTGTTACATACCTATACAACTATTGCTAATAGCATTCAAGTTGCTTCATCCATCAATGGAGCAACACCAATAGTGAATGCTGAAATGTTTGTGCCCTTAAACAATAATGACATCAGTAGCACTTTTACATTGACACTTAATGCAGGTGATACTGTCAAAATATATTTGCTTGAATATTCACCAACTACAACTATATATAGTGATTCATATCTAAGCTTAGTATCAACTAACTTGTATTTTGGTGTTGATATGCTGTATTCATTAAATGCACCAAACATTAAGCAAATTGATTTTGTCACCGATGTAATTAAGATGCATAACTGTGCTATTGTGCCGGATAGAGCTAAACCTAATCGTGTGTACATAGTACCACAAAATAGCTATTTGGGTAGTGGCAATGTCATAGATTGGACAAGCAAGCTTGACATATCTAAAGACATAGTGATAAGTAGTACCGTAGATCTGCAAAAATCAAAATTTCAATTTACGTACTCTGCAGGTGAAGACTATCTAAGTAAGCAGTACAAAAATGTCAACCGTATTTATGGAGATTTTGAGGCAATAGGTTATCAAATTCATCCAAATTCAAAACCATCTGACTTTGCTATAGGTGACCAAAAAGTACAACTTGTATCGCAATCTACACCATGTGGACCTATCAATGGTACTAATAAAATCATACCGCAATTCTTAAATGATGCGCAGCAATTTGTCGCACCTGGTATGCGCTGTTTATACGAATCAGCAGCAATTAACATCACGTTATACAACGATGCATCAAGTGCATCAGCGATTACTTCCATAGCTGTACTCAATCACTATAGTACTGCGTATCCAACTATAGATGACTATGATTTGAATTGGTCACCTGAAGTACCACCATATATCATTACAGCCAATCCTTATAATAACTTGTTCAACTTGTATTGGCGCAGTTATATGAACTCATTATATAGCCAAGATGGGCGCATAATGGAAGCATCATTTGCTCTTGATTTAAAAGATATTTATACTTTTCAGTTTAGTGACAAAGTTTGGATACAAGATTCATGGTGGCGCATCTTAGAAATTAAGGACTACAAAATTGGAATGTTTGAAAGTACTCAAGTCACACTGCTTAAGTTTCTTGATGATCAGGAAGATTGCAGCGCGAAACCTTCCAATGTATCATATAGTGGTCATGTGCAATTCATAGATGCTGATGGTAATCCTGTAGCACCTACTCAAGATTGTTGCACACGTTACGGCTATTCATGGGATGAAGCTAATGGCATTTGTTGGGCTAATGTTTTACCACATGAACGCCCAACCATTGGCATTAGTGGCAGACCAACGCAACCTGCAACTATTCCATTAGCTGTAGAGAATCGCTCAATAGTTAATTCTATACTTACTGGAAGCAATATAAATATAGCTGTGGGTAACCGTAATATGATAGCTGTAGGCAATACATTAGAAGTAACAAAAGCTGTAGATGGTAGTAATATTTATGGCAAAAATGCTTCAACTAACCTACCCGGTATGCACATCGGTGGTGGATGGAAAGATGGTACCAATGCAAGTAGTGAAAAAGGATGGTCACAGCATGGCATTGTTATGCTACACCGCAAAGAATCATGGCTAACATCAGGTAGTAACTTTGCATACTACATTGAAGGTGTAGCAGGTGAATACATCGAACTGCCAAATGATACGGTGTGGAGCGCACTGCTCAATGTTACCGTTATCGATGCAGGTAACAACTACTACA